TTTTCTTCTTCTTTATAAAAGAAAGGAAAATAGATTCTTTCAGTATGATATAAATCTAATAAATTTAGACTAAGTGTTCTAATAATATAATTTTTATTTTCAGGGTTAACAACGTAAAATTCTAACTTAGCATTTACCCCAGCTGTAAGAAACTTAGAGCGTTTATCTTCTCTAAGTTGACATCCCCATTTTTTAAGCAAGGGATATTGTTCAACTGTTAACTCATTATCCCAATTATCAATTTCATCTACCTTAATTAAAAATTGAGAACTTATATCTTCTTTTGATTTTAAGACTATTGATGGTTTATCCTCTGCATCAAATTTAACTCTATATTTTACAGTATTTCCAAAAACTTCTTCTAGATCCTTTGACTCAACGTCAAAGTAATGCAAATGCTCTATATTATATTCGTTCGATATTGATAAAATTTCTCCGCTATCTTTATCAAAGTATACTCGATGGATAGTGTTTACTCTGGAAAGATTTTCTGATTCTTTAATAAGCTCAATAGGAATTTCACCATCTAATAGATATTCATCCATCTAAATTCTCCACTATTTCTTTATTTAGAAAACAATCTTCAACATAATGAAAGACTCCTAGTTGTTTATAGTTTCCAACGTATAGCTCTTTATCTTTATTAAAATAACTGTGTACCTGAGAATAGCAAGACCCCGGAATTGGGAACCAACCTTGTAGGGCTGGTTTCATATGTACAAATTTAAATGGGGACTGACTATGAACAACATCAGACTCTATACCTAATATTTTAATTGCTATAGCAGATGCTACATCTAAACTATAAAATTTTTGTGTAAATTTTGGGGTTACTTCAAAAAAGAATCTTTCCCAATTATAGGTAATATATTCTAATAGTTTAAAAAAACTGTGTGTATAATTTGACTTTCTAAAATAAAACATCCCGGAATAGATATTCGGTAATTGATTTTCTATAAAAGTTTTTCTATACACTTTATCAACAATATGATTTCCTCTGTAATCTAAGATTTGAGATGTAAAAAATAGGTCTCGCCCTTTAATAAATTCCCAACATTTTTTAAGATCCGATGTTACTAAAATATCTGCATCAAATACTATAGTTTCATCATAAGGACTAGCATGATATAGCTTCCATCTATTTTCAATTTTCCATTCTGAATTTTGAGCTTGGTCGCCAAAGGGAATAGGTATGATCTTATCAAAAACATTTTTATAATTATCTGGCACATTATCGTTAGTTACTAGACTTATGTTCTTAATATATGACTGGCTATGTTGTAATGATCTAGCAAGATAGTAGGCCTGTCTTACATAATCAGTATTGCTATTTTGAGCTAAAACTAAGTATCCTTTAGTCATGACGTGTCCTATCAATATATCTTGCTAAACTGAACTTATTCATAATATGCATGTCTAAATTACTTGTTTTTGATAGCGTATATTCTCCATGAAATTTTTCTTTTTCTAATAAAATTTGAAATTTGTCATCTTTAATATCTAAAAGAATATCGCTGTCTAGCGTGTAATAAAGTTTTCCAGGTAAACTTTCAAACGCAAAATTATCTATCGATCCGTTCATCATATGAATAGCAATACTAAATGCATAATCGTTTCTAAATAAAGGGGAATCAATTAGATAAAGAGTTCTATAATAGGACCAATTTTCTCTAATGTTTTTAATTAAGACAAAAAAAGATTCTGTGATAAAATTCTTTTTAAAATAAAATACTGTTGCCCAATAAAACGGAATAGCATACTGATTAAAATATTGAAAAGATTTAGTATCTCTCCATTGGGCGATATCATAACTGTCTTTATAAATTAAAAAATCTGCCTGTGTATTCCATATTTTTGAAAGATTAGTTGTAGAGATAATATAATCTGAATCTATAACTAAAGTTTCATCGTAAGGGGTTAAATCAAAACAATCTCCTCTGATAAAATTATTCCACTTAACGTTTCTCGAGTATAAACTTCCGTCATTAAATTTTTTAGTTTGATCTGTTTGATACCAAATATCTATTATTTTATCTACAATACTTTCTGCTTCAGGTTGACTATCTATAAGCCATTGTTTTGCATCTGTTGCAATCGACACCGGAACATCTAAGTATTGTTTAACTCGTTTGGCTGCATATACAGCTAACTTGGCATAATCCATTTCTGGATTATTCTGAGCAAATATTAAAACACCCTTAGTCATAGATTAACTAGATCCTCAACTTTGCGTTTTTTCTTTAAATCGTTGTATGTTTTAATAAATGTATTAGCAGCTTGAGTATAAATGTCAACTAACGATTGTAAGAATTCTTTTCCATTTGCAATTTCAACTGGGATATTATTATCATCTAATATAACAAATTCCGCATAGCCAAGATCCAAAAGTGTTTTAATAAAATTAATTAATTCTCTGCTGGCTATAAAACTAGCACCATTATGATAATAAATTAAACTTTGTGTAAATTCTTCGTAGGCTAATTTTTTTTGAGTATTCAGTGTAGCCATATAGTTGGCTGTTTGTATTGCTTTTTCTAATCTTTCGTCCATAAGAAACCCCTTGAGTTCTAAGTATTATACACTAGAATACTTAGCTTGTCAAGGGGTCTAATAGGAAAATTATAGAGTAGTTGTATTTGATGCTGTGTGAGCTAGGACAGATACATTTGACCCGCTTGGGCGAAAATTTTTCACTGTACTAGTTAATGTACCAGAAATATTTTCATCTATAAGAGGATTGGTTCCGGCATTATCTTGAAACTGTATTGTAAAGATAATTAACGTAGAGCTCGCATCTCTTCTTGCAGAAATTCTATATAAATTTGAAGAATAAGAACCAGCTGGTGCATTTTTTGTGTAGATTACTTGATCACTAGTAGTTAGATTATACCAGCCAATCCCAGAGCCAGTTCCCGAAGCAGCAGATGTTGCATTATAATTAAAAGTTACAGTACCCATTCCTTGCAACATTTGATCCCAAGTCCAACCTTTTTGGTTAGTTCCTGACTCATTGTATCCAGTAATTGTAGCTGAAAACTTAATTGAACCCCCGGCATTGAAGAAATATCTCATGTTTGCGGCTGATCCAGAACCGCTAGTATTACCAACTACTTGTATAGTATGGGTCAAAGTACCGTTCCACGATGTGGTTCTTGTACTCGAAGTCAGTGCTTCGTCTGAATAATTTGATGTGCCTGCTATTTCAAATTTATTTGTTTGAAGAACATTGGCAAAGTTGTTGTACTGGGAGAGCAATGCTGTAGAAATAAGAGTACCTGCTGTAATGCTTCTTAGATTATTGCCATCCGTCGATGTTGATGTTCCGACGGCAGTTCCGGTCTGATGCTGTCTTGCTTTAACCATGTCATTACGCAGTGCTATCCATTGGGAAGCTGTTTGCCTCTGTCCCGGAATTACTGTAGGCGATGTAACAGTTTGGCCGTATCCAGATTGTCCGGACCCTGCTCCAAAAACCGCATCTACCTTACTCTTAATTGTTGAATAATCTGCCGCTTGAATGACTGCCATTTTTCTTTCCTATTATAGTATCACAGCTTCTACTGTAGATTCGCCGCCAGCGTTTGAACCTAAAGACACTGCAAATACATGAAAATGTGCCTTACTAATCACTGGTCCAGTTAATGCTTCAGCAAAGCCATCGCCGCATGCCACTAGTTCGTCGCCCTTTTTAACTTCGCCACGAACTTTAACTGGACAACGCCCAGTCAGTGCTACAGCAACTACGTGATCTCCAGTAAGATCTTTGTTCATTAGATATGCTGGGTTAGTTGAAACTACACCGATTGCTTTTTCTCCTCTTGCGGCAACAGTAACCTCGGCTGTTCCGCCCACCATTAAAACTGTCCCCGGCTCATAGTCTGCATCTGCTAGATAATTTTCTGCCAAGTCAGCATAATAGGCGCTTGTTGCGATTCCTTCAAAAAAATCTGATTTTACGTTAGAATAATTTGTGCCGTCAACTACTTTAAGATCTCTTACAGCAATAGTATTATATAAGGTTGTCACTGATGCATCTAAGTATCCAGTGTTATCAACTTTTAATTGATCAGCTTTGGTAGCAATGCCGTTGAATGTGGCAGCATATACTGATCCAAACTTTGCAGCATTGCTACCTAAGTTAGTAATATTATTAGTTCCTGGTAATACATCTGCTCCGGACAATACCAAAGCAATTTTTTCGCCGCCTGATGTAGTTTTTAAAGTAATTGTACTTCCTACTGTGTTCTTAATAATACCCTTATTTGGACTTTCAATGAAAACAGCTAGATCGTTAGCATTACCAATTGTAATACCGGAATCTCCAAATGCGCCTTGACCTGCTTGATCAATAATATCATTAACACTCTGGCCGTCTAAAAGCAAAGCATTAGTCGCTGTGCCATGAAATTTTGATTGTGTATTGTTAGTATTGGTAATACCTGTGCTCGAATAGGGTAAATTTAATCCGACTCTTACAGTTGTAAACGCCGTTGCAATACTGTCTAACGCATTAACATCAAACTGTTCCGGACTTATAACATACACAACATTGCCGTCAACAACGGCTTCAATTATAGGATGCTCATTATCGTCAGTATCTTTTACGCTTCTTGATCGCATTTGCGTAATACCTGCATTAGCAACTGATTGCGGACCAACTAGAATATAGCTTGTTCCGTCAAATACAGATAATTGTTTATTATCGCTGTGCCAGAACAAATCGCCTGCTTTAGACGTCGACGGTGTTTGATTATCAGTAACTGATACAGCCAACGGTTTCCATCCCGCTAAGGATCTGTATACATACAGCTTCTCTTCGCTGGTTTTATACCATACTTGGCCTTCAACGGGGTTAGAGGGGGAACTATTTGAAGCAAAATTTTCCATTAAAAATACAAAATTTTCATTTTGTATCTCACCATACCCGGCGTAGTTTTTACCAATTAGTTTTACTCCGTATTTTGTTTCAACTGTACCATCTTCTACAGTTGTTAAACTTAGTCCATTTGTTTTATTAATTACATAAGCCATTTAGCTCACCCCTTATTGATTGTATTTAGTATTTTTACGGTCCGGTTACCAACGGAACTGTGCTTGCAGATTGTGCTGCAGAAGTCTGTACAGGGTCATATACCCAAGTTCCTACTCCAACAACAAAGACCTTGATAGATCTTTGCACGGTTATTGTACCAGCACCAATGTTTGCGTTAGTGATTGACACAAGATCTAGTACAGGAGTACCAAAAATATTGTTTCTGTCAACTGTAATATAGTTAGTAGTCGGTACTATAGTAACGCTAGGATAATTTACTACTTGTTTTGTACAATGTACTCTAGCAAAGGTGCCCGCAGAAAAGTATGCCACAGGAGCAACATCATTTAATACTAGGGCAATTTGGTTATCTGAAAGTCCTGTTATGTCTAAACTTAAAAATACTGGTCTATTAGTAACAAGATTATCTACGTATGTTTTATTTGCAGCATCGTTCGGGTTAACAGGTTGCCCCATACCTGTGATTCTAGGTGTTCCAATTAGTGCAATGTTACCTAGACCGTTTGCAGATAATTCTAAATTACCGTTGGTATTCGTTACCCTGACGCGATTATTCTGTATGTTTACATTATTAACTTGTAGATTACTTAATGTACCTAAAGAAGACAACCCCGGAGCACTTGTAATTGTACTAGCAAGGGCAGTTGCACTTGTAAATAATTCAACGCCTCCAATATAGTAACTTGATCCGCTAGCTACATTTATATTTTCACTAGAATTAAAACCCGAAGTTCCCATAAAATATGGCGAAGCTGCTTTAGTAGAATTCCAAGTAAACAACTTATCAGTATCGCCTTTTATAGTTAGGCCACCGCCATTAGCATAAACGTCTGACGGGCTTTCTGTATCCGCTAGTGTAATGTTTATATCATCTACTGATAGTTCTGTAGAATTTACAGTAGTTGTTGTTCCATTTATTGTTAAATTACCTTCAATGATCACGTTACTTGGCTCAGTTTGTGAGCCAATGTGTAGCATTGCCTGCGGTTCAGAATTAAAAATTCCAATCCTATTGGTAACTCCTTTTATTATAAGTGCATTCTTTCTTCCAGCCGATACTTTAGTCTTAAAAATATAGTCCTGTCCGTTACTATTACTTAGAAATTGGACTGAGGTACTGTCAACGTTCATTTGAAAATTACTACTAGGTCCTAGAATTAAAGGAATTTCATTTTGAATACTTAAAGTAGCTACCATTGCTGTGTTTCCGCCAGCCGACGCAGCCTCTGTACTCACGAAGCTAGTAGTTGTTTTTAGATTTCCTAGAGGATCGATTAGCGCATCTGCCGAAGATGAATTCACCCTAAATGTCATTCCAGACAAAGTTGATTGGTTAAATCCCGGATATATATTGCCTGTAAAACCATTTATAGCTGTAAGCGGTGTAAAAGGTGTAGTATCTTTAGAAAAAATACCTAATAAAGTGTTTCCAACCCATAACTTAACAATAGTTCTTTCTATACTATTGGTATCAAATATAGTTACTGTCTCGAATCCAGAAACTCCCTGGCTATACTTGTAGATAGGTCCGGCTAGTGTAAGATCAATGCCGTCATAAAAGTAAAGTTGATTTTCTTTACTATCAATCCAAAGATCTCCTTGTACAAGAGATGTGGGCGGAGTACCTTGAACTAATGGACCGCTGCCTGTTCTAAATGTGCTACCATCATAAACTCTTAATCTATTTTGTCCGGAATCATACCACACTTGGCCAAGAATAGGATTATTAGGTTGACTACTACTTGCAAAATTTTCAAGAATTTTTACAAAATTTTCATTAATGTATTCACCGTAGCCAGAAACATTCTTTCCAACAAGAGTTAAATCAGTTGCACTTTGATCTACTGATCCGTCAACAATCTCTGTTAATAACGAACCATCTGTTTTAGTAATTTTATAAGTCATTACGCTATCCTACCAGTAAATATGATATAATTAATTGTTAGATAAGGATTCATAAGATCTATTGGGGTACTAAAGTTTGTACCGATAGCAGCTTGTATTCCTCCGGAGTTTGGTAAAAATTGTCCTCTACCTGCAGCATCTGGTCCATTTCCTGTATATTGCACAACGTCTGCATCGGTAATAGCTTCGCTAGTATCCCTAATAGCATAGAATTGATTACCCTTCGTTCCGTTTTGTGTAGTAGCTCTTAGATCATGTTTATGGTCTGGCAAATTCTCTAAATCAATAGTTAATGACTCATTACCTTTGCCGAGTCCTACTGTTAGTGCAGTAACGTCTGTAACTCTACCAGCTGTAAAGGCTTCTGTTACCCCATCTTTATCATAAGTAGTAGCTCCTGCATTTTGCATTCCGTCCTTTCCTAAAGGAAATCTACCACGTAGATCGGGAACAGCAAAATAAGCAGCCCCATTTACTAAAAGTCCGATAGCCTTATAAGCATAGCCTATAATGTTAAAAAGTTCCGGATAGTCAGAGATCTTTTGTTCGCTACCATCGCAGAATAAGTATCCTGAAGGCAATGTTACTCCAGCAAAAGGAAAAATAGAGCCGGTAGGCACAGTTGCAACGTTAGATAAAAAAGTTAATTTGGAAATCTTTTGAAGACCAGTTCCAATTTTATTAATAATAAGTTCATCTACTGACGATGCGCTTACAGCACTTGTCTTTGTTGAAATAAAATCTGGGCTAATAGAACAATTAAAATAGGCTTGAGAATTAACCTGTTGTCCGTTAAATGAAATTGTATTACTTGTTACATCGCCTTGTAATTTAAAAGCAGTTGATGTGGCGAGTCTAGAAGCTGTTCCGCTAACATTGCCGGAGAAAGTTCCTGTAAAAGTAGTTGCTGAAATGGTTCCATCTGCTGTGATATCATTAGCATAGACATGTCTCCATACTTTACTTGCACTACCGATATCAAACAGATCGGTAGTAGCAGGTAAAAGTGCTGCGCCGGCGCCACTAGTTTTATTAAGAGTAAGTACTCCGTCTACAAATGCGTTTCCGCCCACTCGCAAGACACCACCGATTCCAACGCCGCCGGTGACAACTAGCGCACCTGTGGTATTACTAGCCGAAACTGTAGAATTAGCAATCGATACTGTACCAGTAGCAGATATTCCTCCGACAATATCTAATTCAACGGCTGGCGCCGTTTTATTAATGCCTATTTTGTTGCCAAAAATTGTTAAGGCGGAATTATTTTGATTATTATAAATGGTTCTAACTACGATACTACTGCCTTCGTTTTTGTTATAGAGAACAGTATCACCATTAGCTGTTGTAGAAATAATCGTTGTAAGGTCGGAACCTAAGGTGATTCCGCTATTATTTCTTACACTTAATCCAAAGTTTGTCGTGCTTGGTTCATCTTTTCTTAAGAAATTAGATGCACTAATAAATTTTGAATTTATTAAAAGACTTTCGGCCGCAAGAGCTGTGGCCCAAAATCTATTTGTAGACCCGTTACCTACAAAATCTTTTGTAGATAAATTTATTCCGGGTTTTAAAATTGTAAATCCGCTTATAGAGGTCCTTGGAGTAAATTCTTCGGTGGCAATTATTGCTACAATATTATCTTCAATATAGAAATTAATTACAGTATGTTCTAAAGGAATAGTTGCTGTATCTAAAATTACCTCAACCTTAGGACCCGATTTTGTACTTTGACTGAATTCTGGTCCTACTAAAATCCAATTTGTTCCGTTATATAAAAATAATTGCTGAGTATCTGTGTTTACCCATAGATCTCCTAGCAAGGGATTTTGTGGTTTTTCTTTACTAACTCCGCCAGCAAACTTCCATTCTTGATTAGCCGCGTCGTAGATTCTAAGTTTTGGTAATCCGGTACTTGCATCTTTATCGTACCATAACTGTCCGTCAACCGGTGTTTCAGGTTCTATCTCACTAGCAAAATTTTCTAATAAGTGTAAAAAGTTTTCAGCTAATAATTTTGAATATCCTGTATAATTTTTACCTGGAAATCTTAAAGAAGTGGTATCGTCTACAATACCGTCTTGTACGCTTATAGGAGTTTTTGTAGTATCAGTATAATTTACATTATATGGCATTAGGCTACTCCTGTAAGACTTTGGATTCTAACTGTGTAGTCAATTTGTATTAATCGGTTTAAACTTTTTTGCACAGGGTGAAAAATAACATGAGTTAGTAATTTACCAGTTCCTGCCGAATTATAAGAAACTAGGCCTAATTCATCAAATACAAAATTTGTTTTATTATTAGATGTGTTATCAAATGCTTCTTGTCCTGGTCCATCACCGTAGTCTAATAGGCAAGTAATAAAAACATCTGTATAAGATTTTCCTGTTACGTGTCTTGTTTCTATAAAATTTCTTGTAGGATCCAAATTTGTAACACTGGTATTATTAACCACCTTTGAATAAGTTTGATTGTAAAGCCCGGCATTTTGACCAGTAGAATTAGGTGTTAGATATGTAATAATCCCGGTTGGGTCGATCGCCGTTCCGCCGTTGCCGAACGCCATAGAATAGATAAATCCTTGTCCAGAATTAGCAATACTCTCGGCCAAAGCTATACTCATATTTTCATAATGAATAGCATTAGGTTTATCGATGAGGACTTCCCCAGATTCTGGGTCGTGAATTTTAATATGCCCTCGAATATATAGCCCTGAAAAGTCCTTTGTTTCCATATAATCTCTCTTTATCTGATATTTATCAACATTTATAATATGCTGTTTTATTCGTTTGACATGTTTGTATACCAAACTGCAGGTGCTGCCCTTAAGAAACTAGCAATTTGATTATCGCCGTACAGATTGTTATCCCAATTAAATCCTGTTTTCTTAACTACAGTAATTCGTGTTCCGACGGCAAGTTCGTTAGTTAATAACAATTGAGGATTTTCTCCGTCTACGGCAAAATCTGCTTCAATCTTCTCGTCCCCTTCAGGGCTATATACAAACTTATTCATATTATGATAAGAATAAGGAACCTTGCTTAGTCTCCTGTTACCTACAAAAATTTTCCAAAAGTTATAGTCGTCCATAAATGATGAAGAGCTAGTATGTTCCATTTGGCATTTATAAGAATATGAATCCTTAGTAATCAACGTGCCTATAGTATAAAGTGTGTTTGGTTCCCAGATTTGAGTCAAATCATATCCCCCAACTAGAACTTCAATGTCATTAGACATGCCAAAACCTACAGGAATTTCTGTATCGTACGGGGCCCAATATTCTGTATTTGTAGGTAGAACACTCCTTGATCCAACTAAAGCCGTATAATATCCGCTTTGATATGAAACTACATCATTCGATACGTATTGGGATCCGCTTATATATTCTCCCTTATAATTTAAATTATAATCTGCAAACCATTTAACAACTCCGCTAGTATCATAATTAGGACTTGCTGTATCTTGATCTCCTTTTATAGGTATAAATGTTAAATTTACATATCGGGTTCCATCTGAAATGTGATTTTCAATTAACTCTGTATCAAGATAAGGAATAGTCTCTTGTGGACCAATATCTATAACATAAGACCCCTCTTTATGGATAGCAGGGACTCCTGTTCCTAATGTTCCTCGTCTTAGTCTAAGTAAAGCATTACCGTCAATCTCGAAATATTCAATCCTTTCTCCCTTGATTTCAATCACCCCTGGCTTGTTTGCATTAATGTTAGGTTGATCGAACTGAGACGAATCTTCTACTAATATATAAGTATCATCAAATTTTAAATCTTGAGCAAGTCTAGTTTGTTTATTCTTGTTAAGACGCTTAAAATGAACTCGATTTAAAATATCTTTAAATTGCATATAGCTTACAGAATAGGTAACTACTTCACTATTAAAAGCAATAACTTGAACTATATCAGTTTCATCTAATTCTGTCTTAAGTCTTACTGATCTATGATCTAATTCAAGAGAGTAATCTACACTATGAGTGAGCATTTGTCCATTTTTAATTACCCAGATATAGTCATCGGTGCTTACCGGTCTGTCTAACTTAAATCGTTGTCCGAGTTTATTTGTAAAAGTATAATAATCGGCCGATCCGGGTACTAAGACATTGGCCGGTGTGAGACTATTAACTGATCTTTCAACTTTCAATATGGCATGATTATAAAAACTTATTACTTCTATTTCTGTTCCGGTAGGATAATTAGATGTAAATGTAATCGAACCGTTATCATTGATATTATAATCGCTTCCTGCACTAATTACAACAATCATCGCTGCACCATCAATATACTTTCTCTTGTTAATTTTAACTGTTACTCCATAGAAATCTACAGTAAAATCTTTTCCAACCTTGAGCTCTATACCTGCAATAAACACTCTAACTTGAGTGATATCAAAGGTTGCTGAATCAGCTTCATACGGAGATAATTTATATTCTAGTGTGTTATTTGTTAGCACAAAGTTTAATGTCTTAGACGGTTGAAGGAAAGTTTGTCCCTTACGAACTAAAACGTTATTTTCGTACGGTTGCAAGTTTAGTGCGGTTAATTTTTCTTGAGTCAAATTAATTAAATTATATGTTGATGTTCCTGAAACAAAATTTATTATTTGACTCTTCATTACTGACGACGTTTGTTGGGTAACGTCTGATAAAGAATCAGTATCTATCAAATAGTTAATCAATGAACCATTATCTATAGAATTAGCAAATCGTATTCCTACAAGGTTTGATACATCGTATGTACTATCTGTTTTAAACAATGTAAAGTTTAAAACAGAGCCATCAACTAAAACTGTAGCATTGAGCTCGTCTAACCACGGAGCCTTAGTAATAAATTCTTTTGTAACTCCGTCGCCAATAAAATAATCTGTATCTAAAATATTATTAGCATTAAACCCTAAACTTACTATACTTACTAATGACCCGGCCTCTGGCGGATCTGCTAGTACAACATTATTATTTTTCCAATCAATAGTATAATCAATTGGATCTAAAAATTCACCACTTACTTTTACAATAACAGACCTATCTGTCGGAAAATATTGCCCAATTTTAAATGTGTCATTGCTACCGTCGCTGACATAATTTTTAAACAATATCTTAGGTGCGCCGCCTGTTGGTCTATGATAAACTTTGATTGCAACACTATCAAATATTCTACCAGGAAGTAGCTCTTCGGGAGATGTAGAATTTAACTCTGTCACTAACTCATCACCGTCAACAATAATATCATCGGGTTCTAAACCCGTTGCTGATGTAAATGCAGACCCTACAAACTGACCGCCGCTTAATTGCGTGTCTAGTTCTGTGAAACCAATTACATTAGACCCATCGGTATAATTTTTTCTAATTGTAATCCTGTCATTCTCGTCTATAGTGATATAGGCAGGCAATTCAACAACATCTATTTCTCCATCGCCGATTACTGATTTCATTTGAGCATTAGGATTTAAGGCATGTGTGTTGAGTGTTAAAAATACTGTATTTGTTATAGCAGTAAATGGTTGATCGGGTACTTCAAAATCGTCATTATAAAGAGCCGTTCCTTTAAGGATTCTAACATTACTGATACTTCCATTAAAATATCCGTTAGCAGGATCAAGTCCATAGCCTATTCTCAAAGGACCTAGGCCCGAGAAATTAAAACTTACAGAATTTACAGTATTAAGTTTCACTCCGTCAACAAAAAAGTAAACCGTATTACCTTCTTTAACCAATGCTATATGGTGCCAAGCATTTGGTGTAAGGATGTGAAAGTTTCCTTGGTACACATTACCGTTATTGGTATTATTAGGAATTAGATATCCAACCCCGTTTCCGTCGATATTATGCCCTATTCTAATTTCTTTACCAGCGATGTTTTGTCCTATCGCTAGGATTGGGGTCCAGTTGTTAGTAGGAAGACTGTCTGGTCTCACAAAAAATTCAATAGTAAAATTCTGTGTTCCAAATGCATAATTTGAACTTTGCGCAGCACTAATATAACTAGATCCGTTTAATCCTAATACGTCTACTCCATCGAATGGTCCCCCGTAGATAGAGTACGAAGGCGACCCTACAAAACTAATTAAATCTGTATCGATACTATAATTAGGATCATCCAGGCGAATTTCATTACCATATAATTGAATTTTTATTTCATCACCGCTTAATGGTGCAACAATAAATCTAACAATTCGAGACACTGGACTAAATGGCACTAATGAATAATCAATTCCTAATTCTTTTAGCGTATTATTAATGTATACTTTCGGGGCAAATGAAGTGTTTGGAATTTTAAAATCTTTAGTAGTGCCGTCGCCCTGATACCTATCTCCAGGAGATAGCGGATCTTTTACGTCAATAAGTTTATTAATATATACGTTTAAGATTTGGCCAGCGTCCGGTGTATATTTTAATTGAACTGTGTGATCATTGGCTCCTTGAACTACTGATAAATTATCATAGTCTTCATCGAAGCTATCCCATGCATCTGAGAACCACGGTAAAGCATCCCAACCACCAACACTTCTAAAACCCAGTCCGGTAATATTGACGCCGCCATAGTCTATACCAGTCATTAGCTGAGATAAATCTTTACCCCATTTCCCTGATTCTACATTATAGAAAAAGTTAATCCTATCAGCTGCTGACAAATATGAAATATCTTTTTCATATTCAATAATAACTACATCGCCTGCAGCAGGTGGACTAGATAAAGTTAGACTTCCGTAGTAGCTAGTAAATCCTCTGTTTTTGGTTTTTTTAGTGGCCAATTGATATTCATTACGGAGTACTTCAGTTCCGGGATTAGTAGGGTCTGCTAAGTATTCTTCTCCGTTAACAATTCTTACTTTACTATTGCCCACTGTTTTAACTGGACTATATTTTAGATCAAATTGTAAACGCGATCCAGTGCCATAAAATATTTCAGTTTCTGTAATTTCATATATGAAATAATTATTTGTAATTCTATCAAATTTTACAGAAATCTTATTTGCTCTAACAGCTTGAGTTTCAATAATTGCTACAGCTTTACCTGCGATTCCGTTGACTGACAAACCGCCGTCTAACAACACAGTGGGTGCTTTTAAATAACCATAACCCGGATTTGTGACAGTAATTCTGTTTACTACACCATTTGAAATATAGGCTCTAGCTGTAGCACCAGTCCCGTAGCCTCCAGAAATTTTAACTATTGGAGGATTAATATAACCCGAGCCTCCGTTTGCAACTTCAATACTTAAAACACTAAATCCTAAATTGTCTTTCCAATTTTTCCAAGGATATGTATTAAGAATCTCATCACTTGAACTTTCAATCACCGCTTGAGTTTGGCTTAGTTCATTAACTTTTAAAAATAATTTTGTTATATCGTAATCTGGATTGACATAAGGTATGATATCAAAGTCGGAAACCATAGTTTGAGTATTATCAATATTCTTATAAGATGATACATACTCTCTAATATTCGTTCTATATGGTTTCACTTCGTTTATATACGACTCGTAGTCTGATAGATTATCATTATTATAGTTTACTTTCTGAACTAGTGCGCCTACATTATGTTTTGAAACTACAAAACTAGTCTTTGTCACCCAATCAACAAATGGTTGTTCTCTTAATACAAACCGTAGACTTGCAAAGAATAATTTAATATATTCTGATCTCAGTTCCTCGATTAGCAAATTGTTTTTAATGCAGTCTAATATAATCCTTAATTCGTTTAAGGCAAATGAATCATAGATTGCAGAATCAAATAGGTTAGTATCATATCCTACTGTAGAATTAGAAAAATCATATAGAGTTGGTAGGAATTTAATTGTTCCGTTTTCTCTTCCTATAACAGAATAATTTTGTGTATAATCAATAGTAGTATTATTTGCAAATTTTTCTAATAGCAACCAACCGCCTGTTCCAATATTTTTAACTTTTACAGTTTCTCCAATATTTGATTTTAGATTAGCTAGTTCATACGTGTTGTTTACAAAATAATCTATTTTAGTAAATTCATTATAACCTGTTGCATACCAGTCTATATAACTCCAAAAAGAATTTGTATTAAAGGCCTGACTAATTATTTTAGTCCAGGATTTTTTAATAGAGTTATAAGAATATATTGCCCACTTGTCGAAAGAATTTTCATCACTGTCAATAAGGACTGAGAAATTTCTAATTGTTAAACTTGTATTTGCTAAATTATATCCAACGCCTTTATTATTAATCTTTACATTTACCACTGATCCATTAGCATCTAGTACTGTTCTAATTTCTGCGCCGGTACCGTCGCCGATAATTTTTATATACGGTGCATTGACATATCCATTTCCAGCATCAATAATAATAACGTCAGTTATTCTTCCATTTTCGATAACAGGTTCTAATACAGCGGGCCTTAGTGCTCCGGTCGAAATAAACCTTAATAGACTGTTAGTTGAGATTTGTGTGTCCCACAACCCTGAGTATTTTGATGGTGCATCGTCTAGTTTTTCTAAAGGACTAATATTATAATTGTCTGTAATAAGATTATTAGCTAAAACAGAGTTTACCCCCTCGATGAATAATTTTAAAGCTTCACCTCTATTAACAAACATAGATTGTCTTGGTTTAAACTCAACACCGTATCTAAGTTTAAAGGGTAAATTACTATCCGGTAGTGGTTTATCGTTGTCATCTTTTCCGATAAGACTGTTGATCCATTTCTTTTCAATATTTTCAGGAATATATAAACTAGACTCGCTAAGTAATTTCCATTGATTGTGAATATTAAGTTCTTGATTCTCAATAGTCCAATATTGAACAGATAGTACTGTATGTGTATTAGTTAAAAGGTTCTCGGTGTTGACTACACTAAAGGAATTAGGACCTGTTAATGCTAGACATGCATATCCGTACGATCTAGGATCAGCAATAAGATTTGCTATTTCAGCAGAGGATAATGTTCGACCTAAAACATTAGGAACTACTGTTTTATTCTTAACCCAGAAATAGTAAACACTTATAAACTTTTTGCTAACAGTATCGTACGTTTGAACTTCACTATAAACTAAATCTCCGTATTTTGATTTACCGCTTATATTATTAGCTAATCCTTTTTCTGTATCAGCAAGTTTATCCCACTCTGATGGAAGATATTTTGATTCTACCCATTCGTAAATATCAATACTTGCAGAGGCATATAATGTGTTCCATGTTGTGGATCTATAGACTACATCCCCTATACTATTTTCTAAAAATTTAGCTCTGTTAAGGTCCCACCATAATAGGCCTACCTTGCTCTTAGTCCATTTTACTCCGTCATTAACATTAACTGACGAATCGCCTGTCGAATAAATTGCAGGGTCAAAGTAAGATTTAAATCTTATTTCTTGTTCTGCTATACCGGGAATTTTTCCTTGGTTAGGTTCAACAATATCAAGATATTGAATTAATTTTTGTTCAACGCTATCATATAGGAATGCTTTTTTAATTTTATTAACATTTGGTTTGCTTTCTTGTTGGTGTAAGACGGCCCAGGATGTAGCATTAGGATTTCGAGAATAAGAATAAATTCTACCAACATTTTTTTCTTCGGAGGCGATACCGATATCATGATACGGTGTTCCAACTAATATGGTGTTTTCGCTTGAGCTTACCGAGCTTGCAAATCCGTCAGTTGACGACAAATCTGTTATGTCCTCTCCAATAAATCTAGATTTTAATGTTTCGCCGTAGATATAATTGTTATTATACTTGTCAAAAATATCAACTTTTCCGCCATTTATAACTGTTACAAAATTTGTAGAATTATTATCAAATGTAGTTGAATTTTCTTTTTTAATTGAATCTTCGTCGTTGATATAATTAGATCCGTATAGCTGCTGAGATACAGTTCTATCTAATAATTTAGAATAAACATCAAATGTGGTGTCCGAAATTATTGAACTATTTTTAGATACTACGACTATAGTTTTATTATCTATACTGTAAGAAACATTAGTTCCAAAATTTCCGCTTTCTTTAAAGTATGGACTTGTGATTTCATGTGATAGTTGATAAGAATTATTATTAAGTTTGTAAACAGAAATTTTTCCTAATACATTATAAGGACTTGATACTAAAAATTCAGATGCGTCTGCAGTAATATCGATGCTTTCTCCAAATCTTGATGTAGTATTAACCGAAGATCCGTTTATTGTTTGAGCTAAATTCCATGTATCTAGGCCGGTTCGTTTATATACCTTAACTTGATTTGTACTCGGTAAAGATACTATAAATGTGCTGGCTTGATCTGAAAGTTTAACATCCGAGGATGCGCCTGAAAATATAGTCGGGAATACAATTCCAAAACTAATGTTGAAATCATATATTCCAGATCCTGTAAAACTGCTGTTTACTTCGAAACCGACTCCATTTATAACATTAGATACCTGAGTATTAGTAGGCAAAACAGCAGCCGATACCTGTGCAAGATAAAACTTTTCGTCTGCGCCCGGATATGCTATAAAATTACTTCCAAGTGTAACCGTACTTGTAATTTCGAGTGGGGTGTAGATGTTAAACAGCCCCACTTCATTATTTGTAGCCACAGCAACGGTATAAGAATCTTTATAGTTAACTATGTCTATCGTTTTTAGGTGGCTTGTAAATCCGGTAGCAAATGCGCCTTCATAAACCGGAAATCCTGATATGTACACATACTGTCCAACATTATTTTTTTGATGAATTTCATAGTAACTACCGTCTATATTCTTATGTCCAATTAATAATAATTGTTTATCAGGCGAGAACTTTGTTACAAGACTGTCTGTTTCTACCTGAGTAGGCGTTGGAATTTTTTGGAGCTCGTTCCAAGCTGACGATGAAAACGTTTTTGTAAGAATAGTTGTAAAATTTTTACTAGAAACTGCCGCTAATGTACCATCCTTAGTTATTGATACAAATTTTCCAAAATAACCATCTTCTACAGGGAATGTAGTATCAACAGCTGAATCTTTAAAAATTTTACTATTTTTGTATACAGCCCATAGACCTTGTCCGTTATCTTTAGACCACACTAACTCGCCGTCTTTAATTTTATTAGGTATAAATTGATTAAGATCGTCTATCGAGTTAATTTTACATTGCTCAAATGTATAAATTACAGTCTTTGATAAATCTGTAATAGGATCCCATCCTGTGATATTAGTCGTTATTAAAATTTTATCTTGATTAGTAGAAGTTACCTTATAGTAACCTGTAACTATTGAAGGATTAGATATAGCTATAATACCACCGGCCGTAACTGGACTCTTAGTGTTTAATTCTATAGTTAAAGTCTTATTGGCATAAGTTATTGCTTCGATTTTTTCTACCATTGTCGTAGTTCTATATACGTTCCAATGATCAGTAGACAAGCCGTTTTCAAAAGCACACCAAATATAATCTCCGTCTTTTAATTCAAAGACCTTTGTTCCAACTAAATCGTCAAGAGAGTCTATATACAAAGCAACATCATCGTATCGCACGAATCCCGGACTTCGCAAAAATTGCTTTGTTCCCGTAGTGGGGAAAATTCCTCTATCTAAACTTACAAAATTCTTAGGCTTAATATATAGATCTTTTACTTGTTGTCTATAAACAAGATCGGTAGATGAGCTATTAGTTTGTTCTACCACTTCAATAGGCTGAGGTTTTAATTTAAATTTTGATTCGTCTAATATAAATTCTACTTCATCAAATCCCGAACTTGCACCATATTGACCCACTCTAACGGCCCACTCTTCATTGAATGTTAGGCTGTCGGTGTCGTCTGCACTTAGGACATCAAATAGTTTAGACAATGAATTTTGAGTTCCTTTTTCTCTAATATAACCCTGATAAAAATTGTATTGACTTACATCATCTTGTATTATGTTCTGCAAATATTGGCGCTTTTGATAACCAATTAAATGCTGTGCAAATTTTTGTTGTTCGGCATCAAAATTACTAGTATCAAGATCGTAAAAATCAGTAAACTGTTGAGCCCTATAGTCCCAGTTAGCCTTTAAAACTTTTTCTGGTTTGTCGTTTAATCTATACCAGTCAACGTCATTAAAATTTTCAGTTCCTAAAATTTTCTTTGTAGCAGAATAATAGAATGCTCCATACTTGACAACATCGCCGAGTGAATAATCTACCCAAGGTTGCCAATCATATATCTTTGCTTGATCAAATATGAATCCCGGAACGTCGAATCCCCCAGACCATCCACTAGTCAGGTAACCTAATACTTTTATTTTTTCTTGCTTAATACCTGCATTTAGATCATAGATAACGTCATTGAATAATGTCTTATTATCAATGACAAGAGCGTGTTCTTTTTGTACAAGATAAAGAGTAGCTCCATAGATTCCATGATTAGTTTTTACTGGCTGCAAACTAAAAATATTTTCTGTTCTTGTAATATTTGTAAACTCATAGTCTAATTTTTGGCCGTCAACCCTGAAAATTTTATAATCGTAAAACGGATCTAAAATGTCATTAATTACACTATAGTCGGCTCTTACGCTTAATAATCCTGCAGAAGGACTAATACTTAATACAGCCCCTTCTCCCCAGTTTTGCGTAGTCCAGAATAAAAATTCTTTTAGACTTGTTTCCCAATTAGATACTGTTTGAAGAGTGTTGTTAAACGTATCGAAAATAAATCCTTGATCTTTTAGATACTCTCCGTATCCCTGTATAAAGTCAGCTACTTCTTGAATAGTTGTTAACTTAGTACCATAACTTAGTATTAGTTCCTCTCTTTTATTAAAAGTCTTTCTAATATATGCATCTACACCCCCTACCATCGGAAGGGCAGGAAGTTTTACTAAATTAACCGTACTAAACGTATCTGTTGCTGTAAATGTTACTGTAGTTTTATAATATACATTATTATATTTTACATTTGTTCCGACCGAGTATGTTTTTCCTTCTTCCCAATTGACGAAGGTTTCAGATATTCCGCCTACATTGATAACTCTATCAGTTAATTCATAACCATAAAATTTAAAAAATGGGTCTTCAAAATTATAACCTTTTAATTCAAAACCGTCTGTGTACTTGGTTATAATAATTCCGCTGTAATTTAATTTTTTAATCGGAGAGCTAGTGTTTAAGAAAATAGAGAAATTTTCTTCTGGTATAAAAACTCCCCCGGTTGAGCTTGGATTTTTACTATCTAAAACAAGATTAAATTTAGCCTTTGATGTGAATCCGCCTAGCTTCGAACCGATCTGGACAGTTAATAATGAAAGTGCTTCTTTGTAGGAGTTGACTAAGTCTTGAGAATCTGAAGTAATATAATCAATTACATAGTTTACTAGACCAGCCGTATAAGAACGTTGACTAGATTGAGGCAAGGTCGGTACAACAACGTCTTTTAATCTTATACGAAGACCTGTATCTTTATATACTAGTTGTCCTGCATTATTTCTTTGAATTCTGCTAAGGTCAAAGGCAAGACTTAAAGTCTTAGCAGGATTCAACAAGAGTAATGTTTGTATTAACGCAAAAGGATAATAGCTTGACTTTCTCCAAGTAGCCTCAACAGGTCCTTGATCTCCGAAAATATAATACCCTTCGCTTGTTGGTTTAATAACTCCTGCTACAAAATTTGCGTTAACTGGATCTATAAGATTACCCTCGGCGTCGACTGGTACTCCATATTGTAATATAGTCCTAGCTATGCTATCATTTTTCTTAGGTGGCTTTCCTGGTGCTCTTACTATACCCTGTTGAAGGTCATTCCATAAAATTTGGTTGTCGCTTGTATATGGAGCAGGACCGTAGACTTCGTCCCACCAAGCCGGCTTAATAGTTAATTCTAAACATTCCCAGGGATGGGTATGGGGCCTGTCGGTGTTTAAAAACCATTTATAGGCTCCTCTCCAAAATGCCGGAACCTCTGTTCCATCCGGAGCATAGTTATCTCTGTAGTTAAAAGTGAATGGATTTAATCTATCGTAATAAAGTTGTTTAGTAAAATCTTGTCCAATAAGAGTAGTCCATTGATAGAAATAAGTTCCTAGAACTCTTTCAAACTCTTGTCTTGAAAAATCTGTAGATTTTCCATATGCTGGAATAAAATTGTGTATATTAAACTTTTCTTTATCGTAAGATATTTTTACATTATTAAAAATTCTTTTTTCTAATTCTAAAATTAGATCATCTCTAAAGTCGCCATATGCCAGCGTAATACTTCCGTCGTGGCCTTGTATTACCTCTACTGGCTCTAAGTAGGTATCATCTGTAAATTTTTTAGGTTCAAATAAAGGATAAAGTCCTAACTTACTTGGTGTGCTAGGGCAATAACATCCGTCAGTTGATTCATATTCGATAATTTCAATTAATGCTTCCTCTGTTAAATCGATTAAAAATTCAATATAATGGTCATCACCAAATATATAATCAATTCCGTGCAGAAGTTGTTCGCCGTTAATATAGACATTAACGGCCTTGTTCGACAATGATGTCATGCTAAAAATGTTTGTAATAGGATATTTCTTGACTAGAGAATTATCTATTATGTAATCTAGTTTATTATAAGCGCCGAGGCCAAACATATCACTAAAGTAATATGGTTCAAACTTGCTCTTGTTTTGTCTCATTAGATTTAAAATATAATCAACATGGCGCCTAGTGTCTGTATCAATTCCGCTATTAGTTGCTGTTACAATGAAAGCTCTCTTAAATTTGCCGTAATCATCTTTTGACTGTTGCAGGGCTTTAACAATGTTAAATTCTTTTGAAGCTAAATGTAATAGGCCTAATACTGTAGGACTACTATGTTGTACAAATTTAGTTCCGTAAGGAGTAATTATACCAAGATCTCTTAAGTTGCTAGCGCCAGGAAAATCGCCATCAAAACTGTCAAGATTTTCAACAATTGAATCTACATGCGTAATTACTTCTCCTAAAGTAAAAGAAGTAATATCATTGTTTAGTGGATTATTTTGAAGATTGATCGGTACTTCATAATATCCATTTTTATTCTTAGATTGTTTGGCAAAGCATTTAATAGATACTACGTCAGTTTCTTTAATTTCGTATGAATCTAAAATTTTAATAAACTTTCTTACCGTGCCAGTTTCGATAGTATAAAAACTTGGATTTAAACGAACACCATTGACATATACACGTATTTTTAAATCTGAAAGGTCGTCTACATTGTCATAAACATCTATTGGAAAATTATTAATTAACGGGACTACTGTTTTAACTCCGTCAATAATTTTTTCCACTGTTTCATTTTTATATACTCTTACGATTGGTTGATATTCTAAAACTTTAGAAATTTCCCATCCGTTAACATATTCAAAACTCTCAAGAGTCTTGATCATCTTTAAAAATCCAGCATTAATATTTTTAGTTTCAATTACTGATGATGTTTTGTAATTAAATGTATCTTGTAATAAATTAAAATTAAACAGGATGTCACCAATATTATCAATATTTTGATAAGATAATGCGAAACCTAATTCTGAATCTACTGTCCCTGTATCTGAAACTTTATAAGAAAATATCTTTGAACCCGTAAAGGTAGATCCGCTATATGTAGATTCATTGCTATAGCTTAGACCTGTTGAATCAAATACATCAAATAACGGGGCTTGATTTTGAGAAAATTTCTCCTGCCCTTTTACCCACGTTTGTCCGTTAAACCAATACATTTTACCCTGACTTACAGATCCCTGTCTAACTAAAACTACTTCATTTTCTTTAGGCGTAGTATCTTCTGCTTCTACAAAATGAATTTGTGTTCGTGTCTGGCCTACTACATCAAAGCTATGGATGCCGGTAGTTTTATTAAGTAAAGGAACTTCAGTTGTTAGAGTTTGATCAAAATATAATTTAATAATGTAACTATCTACTACTGAAGCATAATAGGTTTTTCCGTTAAAAAGACCGCCTGTGTTGATATTACCATTATTTCTATAAATTATTTTACTGCCGTTGACTAGCTTGTGTGTTTCGTTAAATGTAATAGTGTTTGCGGTTGTATTAATTCCTGCTGTTCCGTAAAAATTTATAATGTATTGAGGTTTGTTAATCTCGACAAATGTAACATTATAAATTTTATTCTTTACTAGAGTATCTGTGTCTGCTGTAAACAAAACACGCATACCCTCAACCAGAGGAATCCCATCAATTACATATCCTAACTGACCTTCAATATTTGAAAATACATCAGTAGTAACCGTATCTATAAGATCTACGTCTATTTTTGAAACATGTCCAAAATTAAATAATTTAAGTCCGGCTTCAAATTCAATAATTGGTCTTGTTGCCCTAGCGTTTTGATCTAGGCCGACTGTCGATCCGGCTATTTCATCTGAAATTAAAATTACATCTTGATGATACCATCTGTTATATCTACTCCATGGATTTTTATCAATACTACCTCTATTGATAACAAGATAATCTTTATATTTTGAATACGTTGTAGCAGAACTAAATGCTGTTTGATCGAACGGCTCGTCATCGAACAGCATTGTTATGTCTTCTGAATATGTCGTTAGTATTTCAAGATCTTTTTCGCTAATAAGTTTAATACTTGTTCCAACACCCTCAACATACCAAAATCCTTTAGAATAAATTTCAGGTAAAATATTTCCTGTAAATTTTAGTTTCATGCCGTTAGACAACTTATATCCATTGGTCATTGTAAAAGTTTTTTTACCAAGAATTTCTTGGTCAACGTTTAAAAAAGTATTTTCATTAATATCAAGTATATGGAATACACCGCCGGCATCTAGATTCGTTTCACTAGTATAGTACAAAACATCTGGAGCATCAAACGGTACTTCAAAGATTATTTTTCCTGTAGTTTGTCCGTTGCCTATAACCCCATCGTTATATCTATCAAGCTCCCCTACTGTTCTTTTAAACTTTATGCTTAGGGGATTATTTGGACAATCGATGTCAAAGACATAGGTATATCCTCTAAATAGCGTCACCTGTGGGTTGTTTTC